TGTAACAAGACATTTTCTTTTGTCCTTGGTCTTCTCATTAATATTAATTTATGTTTTTCTGTTACATACTTGAAGTTTAAATAACCACCAAACAGTCTTCTAACAGTTTCTTGATATTGAGCAAAAGCGTCCCATGTTAACAAACCACCAATTCTTCCACCTTGTAAAAAATAAAGATTAGTGTATGCTAATTCAAAAGGATCAAGATCTACTGAATTTGATGAACCAGCAACTGATCTTCTGAATATTTCTTTTACTTCAATTACTTCTGATGCCAGTGTGTACTCTTGAACATCTGGTTGTAGTTCTAAATAAATGTATGCTTCTTCTGTAGAATTTGAGCTTTTTTGCCTATATTTGTCTACAGCAAGATCTATGCCCTGTTCATAGTGCTTTGGATCAAGCTCAACATCAACCATACCGTCACCTAAAATGTTACGAATATCGGTTATAAGTTCTTGTCTGTTTGTTTTCTTTGTAGCCATGTTAATACTATTTATATAAAGAGACAAATACAATAAATACTTTTATAAGGATTAGATATGCCAAGAATTAGCTTATGGAAACCAGATAAAGGTAACGATTACAAATTAGTTGATCGTGTAGTAAAAGAACACCTATTTGCAGGTGGTACGGGGGTATTTGTACACAAATACCTTGGTCCTCACGTGAATACAAACAGTATATCACATGATCAGCCAAAAAACAGTACAGTTGGTCCTGCTAATATACAAGACTTACTATTTTTAGAAAATCGTGATAGAAAATACGACTCGGATATCTATGACCTAAGAGGTAGCTATTCTTTAAGTGATCAAGATTTTGATTTAACACAATTTGGTTTATTTCAAACTAGTGATATAATTTATATTACTTTTCATTTAAATGATATGGTTGAAAAACTTGGTAGAAAAATCATGCCAGGTGATGTTTTTGAATTGCCTCATTTAAGAGATGATATAAGATTAGAGGCGGCTATGATAACATTAACTAGTAAGCCTACAAAAAAATTTAGAAAAGGCGAAACTATCACTGGTGGAACTTCAGGAACTACCGGAACTGTTATTGATTATAATCATAATGCTAAAACTATAAGAATTACTACAGATGGTTTGTTTAGTGCAAATGAAACTATTACCGGAGAGACAAGCACAGCAACACAAACTGTTTCATCTTTTACTCCATCAGAAAATTTAGCAATTAATAAATTTTATGTTGTTGAAGACACTGCAAGAGGACAAGAAGGTTATGATCCAGGTTGGTGGCCACATATTTGGAGATGTAAAGCCACTGCTATGCAAGATACACAAGAGTTTAGAGATATTCTTGGTAGTGGTGAAAATGCTGATGACTTAAAAAATATTATTTCAACATATCAATCAGATATCGATATTAACGATGCAGTTATAAATGAAGGGCAAAGACATGTACCAACTAAAGGTCTTGATGTAGGTCATTTATACGTATCAGGTGATGATTTACATAAAATTAATCCAAGAGCACAAGACGGAACACCAGGAAAAACTATTACTATTTCTCATACCGGAAACAGTTTTCCTAGCTCTATACAAGAAGGTCAATATGTATTGAGAACAGATTATAATCCAAGTAGATTGTTTAGAAAACAAGGTACAAGATTTATTAAAATTGCAGATAATTTAAGAGGACTATATACTTCAAGCAATAAAGGACTTGACGGATTTATTAATAATACAACTTCATCAACAGTAACTGGTGATGGAAAAGAAAAACAAAATTTAAGTAAGGTGATACCACCTAAGGCGGATTAAAATGGACTACTGGTACGATCAACAAATAAGAAGATACATTTTACAATTTATTAGAATCTTTGATAACTTTTCAATTAAAGTTGGTAAAAAAGATAATTCTGATAGCGAAAGTTTTATAAGAGTTCCTGTAAGATATGCTGATATGTCAAGAATGGTAGCACACTTACAAAGGCACAATTCTGAAAACGTAATGAGCTCTGCTCCTTTTATGTCAGTTTATATTGCAAACTTACAACTTGCTAGAGATAGATTGCAAGACCCAAGATTAGTTGATAAAGTGCAAGTACAAGAAAGAAAATATGATACTGCTAGTACATCTTATCTACATGAAATTGGTAATACATATACCGTTGAAAGATTTATGCCTGTACCGTATAATTTAAATATGGCTATTGACATTTGGTGTTCAAACACAGATCAAAAAATGCAATTATTAGAACAAATACTTACATTGTTTAATCCTGCTGTAGAATTACAATCAAACGATAATCCACTAGACTGGACTAATATTACAAACGTAGAATTAATTGACATAAATTGGAGTTCAAGAGCTGTGCCTCAAGGAACTGACACACAACTTGATGTGTCAACTTTAACATTTAGTTTACCAATTTGGATTAATCCTCCGGCTAAAGTTAAAAAACAATCAATTATCAAACAGATTGTTGCAAGAGTTAATAACACAGAATCAATAGATGATTTAGATTATGATCCAAGATTTATTGATTTCTTTGAACAGTTTCCGGGACAAATATCAACGCAAGTTGTTACTCCAGAGAATGCACAAATTTCAATTAGCGGTAATGAAGTATCATTATTAGGTGCTTATGGAGCCAACGAAAAAGAAAGCTGGAAAGAATTTTTAGATGTTTACGGTCAGCTTCAAGATGGTATTTCAAGATTAATATTAAATCATTCTAGTAACTTAGACTCAACTAGTGATTTAATTTACGGCACAATAGCATTCCATCCAACTGACAATAATAAACTTGTATTCACATTAGATACTAGTACACTACCATCAAATACACAAACTGCTATAGATAAAATTATTGATCCAGAAGTTAACTATCCAGGAAATAATTTACCTTTAGCAATGAATGGTCAAAGATATCTAGTTGTAAATCCTATACCAGCTGGACATTCTGCTTTTGGAGGCTTTACATGTGCTGAAAATGATATCATTGCTTACAGTAACGGTGCATGGAGTAAAGTCTTTGATGCATCTGAAAATACAAGTGCTCATTATGTTACAAATACAAATACTGGTATACAATATAAATGGACTGGTTCTCAATGGATAGACAGTTATAGAGGACAATATAATAACGGTTACTGGAAATTAGAACTTGCACCGTAATAGAAAATGTTGTACAATAAAGAAAAGGAAAAAAAATGTACACCGCAGTTGGAACAACTTTTATTGCAAAAGACACAAGAAGAATCTTACTTAATTTAAGAAGTGAAGAAGTTTCATATCCTAATACATGGAGTTTCTGGGGTGGAAAAATTGAAAAAAATGAACTTCCTTTAGACGCTTTAAGAAGAGAATTAAAAGAAGAAATGGGTTTTGTTCCGCCTATGGAAAAACTAAATCCTTTAGATACATATCAATCAAAAGATAACGGATTTAAATATTATACATACGTTATTGTTACACCAAAAGAATTTATCCCTACACTAAATGATGAAAGCAATGGTTATGCTTGGGTCAAAATTGGTCATTATCCAAAGCCACTGCATAATGGTGCTAAACTTACTCTAGGAAACGAAAAAAATATTAAGAAGTTTTATAAGATCCTTGACCAAAATTAAATACAGTTATGGGAAAGGTATATCATATACACCAAATAAAATTGATTGAGGCTTTTCAAACGTTTGAAAAAAAGCAAACTGTTGACAAAGCTCTTGCATCATATTTAGATAAAAATGGAATTTCAAAACAGAAGTTTTATGACTTCTTTTCAAATTTACCAAGGAATGAAGTTAGAAAATATTACAAACTTGTTGTATCTGCTTTTCAGAAATATATTAAAAACTCTGCAGAACTTGACTTGCAATTAAGATATGATTTAGAAGATGTTTATTATACTGTAACAAACAACTTAAAAACTTGTGATAGAAAATATATTTTTCCTTCTGTTTTGAAAAGTTATCATAAAAATATAAATCCTGTTAGAGCATTATATTTTGAAATACAAGAAATTGACATAGTATTTGATAAAGATAATCCTGATCATGTTTTTGTAATTGACAAAATTAAAGATAGAAAGTTTATTGAAATTTTAATTCAAGACATAAAAGGAGACATAAGGTCTTTACAAAGTTTGGAAAAAAGATTTATGGAAACTAAAAAAGCATTTGACTTTTTTTCATTGCCAATGACATATTATCATACACAAGAAATGATTAAAGATATGAAAAAATGGAGTGCTGTATTTTTAGATCATCAAATAAAATATGGAACAAAAAAATTCAAATATGATTAAATTACACAATAAATTAATCTAGATAGATTTTCAGTATCGTCGTTTTCTAAACTTTTACCAATTACAAATATAGAATTACAAATACCATCGTATGCTTCACCAACACCTGGTTCATCACTTGTTACAATCAAGTTACCTTTTTTAACTTTACCTTTGACAAGAACAGGAACTTTACCTCTTAATGCTACTGGTACAGTTATTCCTTCTTCAGCACTGTTCATTAAATATGCAGGTTCATTTGATACTACTCCTGCAATTCTATGATCCATACTTTTTGTTGATATGGTTACTTCTTCATCTCCACCAAATACAAGAACTGTGCCTCTTGGATACTCGCCATTGTCTGTAACATAAAGCTCTGCCAAGTCAGCATATTGAGCCGATGTTGCTTTTAGTGTTGCAACGTTGGCTTCTATATTTGCTAAAGCAATATTTGATACCAATGTTGTTGTGCTTGTGATTGCGTTTGATGTAAAAAATTTAAACTTGTCTGCAGATTCTTGCCAAATCATACCAGCATGGTCTTCAGTTGATCCTCTTTCAATTAGTATACCACTGTCAACTGAGTTTGTTGCGCCGTCACCAGCATTTCTATTCAAGTAAATCATTGGATCTTCAACTTCTAATTGTGATACGTCAATTGTTGTTGTATCACCATTAACTGTTAAATTACCAGTTACAGTGACGTTTCCTCCAAAAGATCCGTTCCCAGTAATATTAATACTACCAGTACCTGTGATATCATGTGTAGCTAAATCTAAAGGACCTCCAAGCTGTGGAGTAGTGTCTTCAATTATGTTTAATAAACCTGTATCTGTATCAGTGTTTACTTCCCATTTTGATGTTGAAGAGTTATATTTTAAAACTGAATTGTTTACTGCACTAGATGTATCTACATCATTTAATTCACCTAATGTATCTTTTGATTGTACTTGTGAGTCAACATATAGTTTTGTTGCGGCATCAGTGTTACTTACTGGTGTGCCTAAATTTATAATTTTATTTGTTTGTGCATCAAGATTTCCACCAAGTTGCGGTGATGTATCTTCAACAATTTCTAATGAAGTTATTCTTACTTCTGTTGCTGTGATATAACCTTGTGATGCACTTGAATCTGAATGTGCAGGGTTTGGTGTCAAAGTACCATTGGCAGTAGAAGCATCGTAATAAATTGAATACGTTGCTGAACCACCTGGAGTATCATGAACATTAAAGTTACTTTGATATATTACTGGTGTATTAGCTGATTCATAAACTGTATCTTCTGCTAATAGTGTTTCTCCACCTGTGCCTTTGTTTCTATATAATCTGATATAAAAAGCTGTAGTTCCAGTTGATGACTGTATTTGATATTTTGCATGGGCAGTAACTAAAATTTTGTTTGAGTTACTTGCAGGATTTATTGATACTGCTAATCCTGAAGCCGCTTCAGATTGTAGTGTTGCACCTGTAATGGCCGCAGTTGAATTATCTGTATCAACTGTACTGTTAACTGTATTTTGTGCTTGTGCTTGATTTATCCAAGCACTACCATTCCATACTAATGATTCTCCTGTGTTTGCACTAGTAATGGTTACATCACTTAAACTATTAATACTTGATGCACCAATACGTGCATCTGCTCTTGTATTAGTAAAGTAAAGATTAGTTGATCCTTCTGTTAAATTATCAGTTGTCTTTGTTGCTAATCTATTGTCAAATCTTGTATCAGTATAATAAAGATTTGTACCTTCTGATAAATTTGTAGTAGTATGATTACCTATACTTGATACTTGTCCTGTTAACAGTGCCGGTGCAGATGTAACATTTAATATTACATCAGTGTTTGCGGCTTGAATGTTACCAGTGTGTACACCTGTTGAGTTACCTGATAGTGTTCCTGAATGTGAACCTAGAGATACTGTTCCAGATGCTGTTAAATCTGTAAATGCGCCTGTTGACTGTGTAGTTACACCAATTGCTGTTCCGTCAATTGAACCACCTGTAATATTAGCACCTGCTGATGCTAGATTTGATGTAACATTTATTGAAGCAATAGTACCTATTGAAAAGTTATTGAATTGTGCATTACTAAAGTCAATTGTTGGTGTGCCTTCGCCAGTAAATGTCCATTTACCGTTGGAACCTGACTTTGTATACTTTATATCAGCCACAGTTGACCCACTTACATCAACTTCTAATCCTGCACCTGCACCAGGAAGTGTTGCTCCTTGATTAACAGTAATTATAGGATCCGTAGTCCTTCCTTT